GTTTCTTTATCTTCATCAGGACAATATCAATCTGCTGTTGTGCAAAATGGTCAAATTTATATTTCAAATGATTATGGAAATTCTTGGACTGCTAAAGAATCAAATAGACTATGGAATTCTGTGTCATTATCTTCATCAGGACAATATCAAGTTGCTGTTGTTATTAATGGAAAAATTTATGTTTCGTCTGATTATGGAAATACTTGGAATTCTAAAAATGAAAATAGAAATTGGAGATCTGTGTCAATATCTTCATCAGGTGAATATATTACTGCAACTGGAATTTCAATACCAATTTTCATATCAAAATGTGGACCACAAACATCAGATATAATATCATTATCGAGTGGTCTTTCAACGGAAATAAGTAATAGAATTTCTGGTGATACATCTTTATCTACAGTAATTCAAAATTTAATTGGTGATTTAACACCTGAAACTTTAAATACATTATCTGAATTGGCTGCGGCATTGTCAAATGATCCATCAATTATATTTGAATTAAGTTCATCTATTTCAACAGAAGTAAGTAATCGAATTTCTGGTGATTCTTCACTATCAAGTGATTTATCAACAGAAGTAAGTAATCGAATTTCAGGTGATTCTTCCCTATCAAGTGATTTATCAACAGAAGTAAGTAATCGAATTTCAGGTGATTCTTCCCTATCAAGTGATTTATCAACAGAAGTAAGTAATCGAATTTCTGGTGATTCTTCCCTATCAAGTGATTTATCAACAGAAGTAAGTAATCGAATTTCTGGTGATTCTTCCCTATCAAGTGATTTATCAACAGAAGTAAGTAATCGAATTTCTGGTGATTATTCACTATCAAGTGTCTTGTCTGTAGAAATAAGTAATAGAATTTTAACAAATTTATCTTCTGGAATTTCTATTTTAAATATAAATGGACCAGGTTATTTAAAAATATTATCTACACCAACAGAAGTATACATTGGAAATGTTGATATAGGTGAATTACAAGAAAATAGTGTAATATTTATTCCATCTAGTTTATCAGTTAATGTTAATGTTAGTGCAGCATTTTTTATAGCAAATTAATTATATAAAGAATAATATAAAAAGATTATTATACAAAAAATGTTTAATTTGTTAAATATTAATTATAACTGCATATGATAATTAATTTTACTAAATATTATTGTTTGTTTACAATAATATTAAATAAATAAAATGCTCATGGACGGGTTTGAACCGTCGACCTTCGTGTTATAAGCACGACGTGCTAACCTACTGCACCACACAAGCATGATGACAACAATGTGTAAATTTTCATATTCATAAAACATATTTTTAACATATTTTGTAGTCCATTAAGGACATATAAATATATATAATGTCTTTAAGTATTTTATAATAAAAATTAAAATATTTTCTAACATCTAAATCCAAAAGCCAAAATACCAACTGCGATAATACCTAATACTAATCCTATATGATAATTATATTGCATTTCTCTATACATTAAAAGCCAAGCACGAATATCTTCACTATTTTGCAAATGATTTAACAACCAATCTGTTTTTGGTGATAAAATATAATAAAAATAATTTACTAAAAAAGAAATAGATAATACAATGCAAATTAATGATGATGTATTTATTTTAACGTGTTTAATATATTTATTATAATAAATAATAAAGAATGAAATTATAAATCCAAGTATATAGCCTTTATAACTTATCATTTTTCTCTCAAAACTAATTTTATCATATATTTTTTGTAAATTACTTGATAGAGAATATTTATAATGTTTAATTATTTTACTTTCATTTGTTCTATTATAAAAATAAAACATTCCAATAATAAATATAGTTGATATCATACAACTAATCAAACAAGGCATATATTAAGTTGTTATTTTATTTAAGATATTGAAAAATAAAACAAATAAAAAACTAAATATAATATATGAATAAATATGATATTTATATAACTTTTATAATAATTATAAAAGTGTTGTTTTTGATTTTAACAATAGTTCATGCATTTTTAAAAGCAAAAAATAAAGAAAATAGTATATTAAATAAAAAAATTGTTTATTGGAAAGAAAGATTAGAATTTGTGTTTATTTTATCAATGTCTCTTTTATTAATTTTTATATTTAATCCAAGAAAAGATAGAAGTAAATATTTAGATTATGAAACAAAAATATTATTTTATTTGTTTGGTTTCATATTAATTATAACTGCAAAATGGGAAATAATTTTACCCAATATATAAACCAATATTATCACAAATCAATAATATTATATGTTCCCATTGAATGATTACAAGCAAAACAAATTAATTTCATGAATGCCAATTATTTTTTTTAAATTTTTATAATATAATTTATAAAATTATACACTAGGAAAACTTGGATTAACTGCAATACCACAAACACCAGGATCATTTGTCGATTTTGTACGCAAAATTTTTACATATCCATTTTCACCCCAAGAAGTTCCCCAGCTATTTTTTACTAACCAATAATCTAATCCATTTTCAGAACCATATCCGACGATTAATACACCATGGTCTAAATTTGTTCCACAATTTGAAGATGTTAATACACCACCTGAATATGATTGAAAATATCTTGTATCTGCTTCTATTGCTATTGCAACAGGTTGCATAGATACTGCACCTAATAAAGAAATTTGATCGTTTGGTTTAACGTCAAAACAAGACTTAATATAAACTATTGAAGAACATGTTTGACACTTACCATCTTTTGCTGTGTATGGATAGGATGACATATCACATTGTCCATTCTCCATTACAAATTTAAAAGCACCTTCCATTTCTCCACCATTACAACCATGAGACCCGTAAGATATTCCATTTGCACAATCAACTAATTCTTGTTCTGAAAGATTTAGTAATTCGCCAGTTGAAATAGACCATGCACCTTCAATTGCACCAGTTGATGAAAATGCCCAACAAGATCCACAATGTTCTTGGTCTTTAACAGATGTTACAGCATTATTTTTTCTCCAATCGAGAGAAATAGGAATATTGTCAGCTAAAGATGTAAATAATTTACAATTGTTGTAAGATGAAGATAATGAAATATTTGAAGATTTTTTACACCCTTGAAGATTTAAAATAGCACCTTCGTGGCCAAATCAACAAGGTTTATTCATTTCAGAAATATGTAAATTTTGGTTATGGAATTTCTTCTGAAATTCTTGAAGTTTTAGAATTTTAAGAGTTAGAAAAATGTTGAAAAGCAATTAATAACGTTAAACCAGAAAATTATAAAAACTATTATGCTTACAATTTGAAAGAATATTATGAATTAAAAAGGAAATGTTCAACAAGGCGAGGAAAATTAAAAAATTACAAGGAATAATTAATTATTTGATTTTGTGATTTTTATATTATTACCAGTTAATACTTTGTAACTTGATGTTATTAAATCATAATTAATATCTAAAGAAATTGCAATATTAGCATAAGTAGATGATGTATTCATAAAATATAATAGATTAGCGATGCTATCAATAATTACTGGATTTGTTGGTGTTGATTGATTTACTTGAAATATCGCAGTTATTGTTCCTGAAGTATAATTTGTTGTTTCTGCTTGAGTTGCTGTGATTATTGAAGTTCCAGCACCAACAATGGTTATTGTGGTTCCAGAAATAGTTGCTACTGATGTATTAGAAGAAGTGTAACTAAACGAACCTAAACTATTTGAAGTTGGTGGTGTAATTATAAAGGAACTATTTCCATATGTTTTTGTTGGAACTGAAAAATTTGTTATGGTTGGATTTGATTGATTTACTTGAAATATCGCAGTTATTGTTCCTGAAGTATAATTTGTTGTTTCTGCTTGAGTTGTTGTGATTATTGAAGTTCCAGCACCAACAATTGTAATTGTATTTCCTTGTATGGTTGCTACTGATAAATTAGAAGAAGTGTAACTAAATGAACCTGAACTATTTGAAGTTGGTTGTGTAATTGTAAAAGGAGAATCCCCATATGTTTTTGTTGGAATGGAAAAGTTTGTTATTGTTGGTGTTGCTTGATTTACTTGAAATGTTGTTGTTGTTGCTCCTGAAGTGTAATTTGTTGTTGCTGCTTGTAAAGCTGTAATTGTTGAAGTTCCAGCACCAACAATTGTAATAACGTTTCCTTGTATAGTTGCTACTGATAAATTAGAAGAAGTGTAACTAAATGAACCTGAACTATTTGAAGTTGGTTGTGTAATTGTAAAGGGAGAATCCCCATATGTTTTTGTTGGAATGGAAAAGTTTGTTATTGTTGGTGATGCTTGATTTACTTGAAATGTTGTTGTTGTTGTTCCTGAAGTATAATTTGTTGTTTCTGCTTGAGTTGCTGTGATTATTGAAGTTCCAGCACCAACAATGGTTATTGTGGTTCCAGAAATAGTTGCTACTGATGTATTAGAAGAAGTGTAACTAAACGAACCTAAACTATTTGAAGTTGGTGGTGTAATTATAAAGGAACTATTTCCATATGTTTTTGTTGGAACTGAAAAATTTGTTATGGTTGGATTTGATTGAAGAAGTACTACAGAAATATCATCTATATAGCAATAAGAAGGGTGATAATAACTTATTTTAGCAAAAAAAGATATATTAGTTAGTGTTGTAGATGCAACAAAACTAAATGTATATGTTTTCCAATCAAAACTGTTAGAAGAATTTATATTAGAATTAGTAACAACATAATTGTTAATGCTGGCATTAAACATAAAATTATAATTATAAGGATTTTTTAAGACATAACTTAACGAATAATTCATTCCTACTATAGTATTTATGTTTTGTTCAAATAATTTAGAATATGATGTGTAATTCCCAATAAAAAACGCATAAGTAGAATTATATCCTGGTGTACTAACAAATGAATTTTGTATTTGAACATTTGACCAGCCATTAGTATTACCAGTATTAAAAGTCCCATTTACAATTAAATTCGTAGACATATATATATATATATATATATATATAAAAGCAAATAAAATAAATTAACTTCAAATTATTGGTGTATTTTCTAAACACTCTTAAATTTGCTTATAATGCAATAAATAATAAAGAAAGACCAAATTATTTATCAAGAACCCATAAATCATCAGGTAGTTTAGACGAACTACCAAAACCAAAATTTACACGCTCTGTGAAGAGCAAACCTTTTTGATTTTTAGTGGGGGTTTGTCCCATTTTAAATCTTCAAGGATGTAAATCCACTGATATAAAGTTTTTTAAATTCTTCTTGAGTTAAATCAGTAAATTTATTAACACCCATTGTAAAATTTTGTTTTTTATCTAGATTATGGGAAATAATATTACGAAGATTTATACGAAAAATATCAAATCGCAATTGTAATTCGTGAATAGATTGATATTTTTTATTAAATTTTTCTTGAAAATTTAAAAAATGTGTCCAATCATCAGTAGATGATACAGCAATAGAAAATGAAAATATCAAAAAAAGAATAATCATCAATATATATTTGTTTAGAAAATGTTTTTATTATATTATTTTATTATATTTATTATTAAATTCATCAAGTGTTATTATTGGTATATTTAATTCTTTTGCTTTATTTATTTTTTCTGTAGTTTCAGTTTTATCTTTCACTAAAAGAATAAATGTTTTACTTGAAATAGACGTTCCTATTTTTACGCCAAATTTTTTCAAAAATGTATAATCACGAAATCCAGACATAACAATTGTTTTTCCGAATAATAGATTTTTTTTATCTATATTATCAGAATTATTATTATTTTCATTTAATTTTGATTCCAAACCTATTTCTTTAATAAAATCTAAAAATTTAGGAATTCTCTCAACAAACAATTTAGATGTTTTTAATGCCATTCCCTTTATGGATGACAATATTTTTATTTTTGTAAATTCAGTTTCACTAGACAACAATATATTTGGGTATGATTCCATAATAACTTCAATCTTTTTTTCGCTAAAACCTCTTCCAAATTTATTGGAAGCCACCATTATTTTTTGTAACGTTGCTTGTTTAATTTTATCTTGAATACTGATATAAATTTTTTTAGCCATTTTGTCTTTAAATCCATCAATTTTTAAAAAATCACTTTCGCTCATTTTTATTATTTTCGGTATACTATTAAATCCAGCTTCAATAATACGTTTTATATTTCCTTCTCTCAATCCATCTACATCAATAATTCTAAAAAACCCGCAAATATTTTTCTCTATAACATCATCATTAGTATCAATATCGTCATCAATAATTATGTCGACATTTGTATCATTCCATTTAAAAGGAATATTAGGCATTTTTGGAAATTGTGATGGGACAATTACCTTTCGTATATATGGTATTACATCATTACTTCGTATCATTTCGATTAATGAACCTACACCAATATTGTTATTATAAATAAATGATGCATTTTGTCCATTTACAAAATTATACAAAACACCATTAATATAAATTGGTTCAATTTGGACTCTTGGTTTTAAGTATCCATCTTTACTTATTCCCCATAAAACATCTACAACTTTTGCTTCGGCGATTTGGTCTGTTAATACCATTTTAAATGCAAATGCGTGTTTTGGGTTTGCATTTTTTCTTTCATATATCATGTCATTTGTTGGAATAATACCATCAATTTCATATATATAATTTTGTCTCCAATTAATTAAAATATCCGATAATAAATTATTAGTAAGTTCACTAAATGTGTCATATAAAACAACATTTGCTCCAATACAATTTAGAAATTCAAGTTGTTTACTTGGTTTAAGTTCAGGTTTAATAACTTCATATGCTACAAAATCAATATCATTGATTATATTTGTGACATTTTTTGAATTTATAATACCTGCAACCATATTTCTTGAATTAGAATATTCACCTTTATATTTTGTATTAAATATATCTTTACGAATTATAAATTCTCCTCTCAAGACGATACCTGATTTTTTAGGTAATTTTAAAAAAGTAATAAAATTACTAATATCTTGACCTTCAAAACTATTTCCTTTAGTATATAATTTAGGTGTTAATCCTTCAGTTGAATAAAGACCGCTTACACCATCTAATTTACAAGAAACAATATATGGACCTTTAAATTTTTCAGTCCATTTTTTTAATTCATTTGTGTTGGGTTTAATTTTTTCCATTGAACCCATAAAATATGGCAATTTAACCTTGTTTTTAGTAACAGATGCACCTATTTTGGATAAAATAGGTATAGTTGGATATTTATTTTCAGCATATTCTCTAATAATATCATATTCATTATCTGTTAAAAATGGATTTTTATTAAAATAAGCATCATTTGCATCACTTATTAAATTATTTATTTGTTGTTTGTTTAATGTATCTAAAAATTGAATTCCGTTATTTCTAAAATCATCTGATAATTTTAATGATAATTTATATTCCATTATAAATAAATTAATAATAATTTTAATATATAATATGTTTTATTATTCAATTTTTTTGGAATATAAATAATTAGAATATAAGTTTTAACTATTATTGTATCTTGTTTTATGATGGTATATTAATTATTATCTATAAAATTATAAATTAAAAAATAATTTATAATTGATATTTATGAGAGAAATTATTTATGGACTTGGTATAGGTAATGGTAAACTTACACCAATACCGGCATTATTGGATGCACTAATACTAATTCCGGTAGGTCTTGAATGTTCTGCAAAAAATGTGGCTATATTAATAGTAAATGAATATTTCAATGTATTATTTGGTTGAGTAACATAACTAATTGTAAATCCAGAAGTTGTATTTAGTGTTGAATATGGAAGAGGGGTTCCTAAAAATCCAGTAGATTGATTTGTTGATGGAATAAATACAACACCGGTTGGTTTCAATACGTCATAAGTTATAATATCACCAGTAATAGAAGATGTAGTTACATTAACATTTTGGAATAATGGAACAGTTGAAGTTGTATATCCTGGGTCTTGTTCATAATTTGGTGATGTTATTAATGTATCTCCATTATTTGGATCTTTAACAAATGCTGCTATACGAACACTTCCTGATGGTGAGTAATTTATATTGTCAAAAAATACTATATAAGGCGATGATCCTGCAACATAAGAAATATTTTGAGATGCACCTAAAATTGCATTACCAAATTGATCAAGAACAGTAACAACAAATTCTTGCAGACCATTATTAACACCATTTACTAATGGATTATTAAATTGAACGTTTAGGTCCATATTTGTATTATTAGTATTTGACACTGCCCAATTTACTTGTGGTTGTTGTACATCTTCAGCATATTTAAATGTATATTTTGATACAGTATTTGAAACAATAATATAATGTGTAGAATTATTTGGTGTAGAATTATTTGTCATATTTGCCAAAACTTTAAATGATAAATTTACAGGTGGGTTATCAGAAACTGCAAATGCAGATGAGTCAAATGAATATGTTTGTAAATTAGTAGTTGTTGCTGTAGTCCATCCGCTTCCGCTGTTATATTGAATTGTATAATTATCAACAACCCACCCACTTAGTTCTGGGTTTGACCAGGATAAATTCATGATTTGCGAAGTGTTTAATTGTGTATTATAAATCTGATATACAACTGGGTTTAATGTTAATGTATTTGCAATATAAGGAACAGATGCAGTTAATCCATTTAATGGTGATGCTGGTGTTGGATTTGTGTTTTGAGTTTGTAAATAAACAGATACTGTACCAACTTGTGTAATATTTAATCCGGTGTATTGAATGGAATAAGCTTGTCCAGATACATAACTTAATGAACCCGTTCCAATGTAATCTGAGTCATTAATTTTAACAACATATTGTAATCCTGTTCCGCATCCTTTATTTGGAATACCAAATCCATTATCATAAACACCCTGAAAATTAACATTAAAATTTACTGTTCCATTATATGTAGCGTTGGTAATAGTTAGATTAGTAACTGCTTGTGAATATTTGAATATGTTAGTGCTTGTAGATACATCAGAAGGTGTATTTGTTCCTTGTGCATCAATTGCATTTACACGGTAAATAATACTGTTTCCACATCCTAAATTTAATGGAGGGTTTAAATATGGACCAGAACTTCCAACATTAACAGTATAAGAAAGAGTATTTGAAGGAATATTATTAGCATATAATATAAAAGGTCCACTTCCGTTAAGTTGGTAATATAATTGGTAATATTGAACTGCAAATAATGGTACACCAGAGTTTCCTGGAGGTATCCAATTGACAGTCATAGTTTGGTTACCTGGAACTGCTTTAGGACTGGTATAAACGTTATAGTTAACTGATGTAATGTCAGGATTATTATCACTTGAAGGTTGTATTGCTTCTACTTCATTACTTATATAAGATACAGAATGATATGTTTCAGTTAGAATTTGCCAGCTATAAACTGCGTGAATAGATACATATACTTTTTGATATAGTGGATTAGTTGATACAACACCTTCTAATGGAACTTGAATATACCTAAATGGTGTTGATCCAACAATTGTTTCTAATGCATGTGTTGGTTCACTTACTTTCCAAATTGTTACGTTAGATACATCTTGATAAAAGAAACATACAATAAAATTAATACTGTTATAACTAAAATCATTTTCATTTTCTTGTAATAAAACAAATAGGTCATTTAAACTTGGGTCATAATATGAACCTTGAAATGTTTCAGAAGTATAAATTACTGGTGTTACAGGTGGTAAATAAGAATCCAATTGATTAGACCATTCAGATACAATAACATCAGAAGATGCTTTATCACCATAATAAACACGAACTTGAATAGTTTCAAGTGGTACGCCATCTAATGTTTGTGTGTCAACAGGAACGGAAATAATATATTGGTTTGCGATACCACTTTGAATTGCATTTTCTACAGCGACAAATCCAAATCTTGTATTTGATAAATCAGGAATATTTGCATTAATGTTTTGAAATTTATATTCAAACATAATAATGTTACTTAACAAAGTGTTTGACGCATCAAACAATATCATATAGTTTGTTGTTCCCGAAGGTGATATTGCTACATCTTGGGATGAAACATAACTCAATGTAGGAGAAGTTGTAACTATACTCATTTATAAATATATTCAAGAAAAAAAAATAATCTAAATATTAAATTAATATTTAATAAAAATCAATTGAATAATTTTGTTTTTACATTATAAAATAAATTTTTATTTAATATATATAATATATAGTATAATGAAAAAATGTTTAGTAATTATAAAAAAATTTGATTCAGTAAATAAAAAATATTTAAATTTGCTAAATTTAAATAAAAATATAAATTTGTATTATAATTTAATAGGAACTAATATTGTTTATAATAAAAAAATTAAAATAACAATAGATAATTTAGACAATATAATAGAATATTTAAATATTGATTTTATTATAATAAAAACAAATATTGATAGTATTGACGAAATAAATGAATTTATAAATAATATAAAAATTAATAAAAAATTATATTGTTTTACAAGTGAAAATATTCAATTAAATATACATAATAATTATTTAATATTACATAATAATAGTAATATTGATTATATTTATAAAATATTACAACTAAATACAAATAATATTACAAATCCAAATTTTGAAAAAAAATATATAATTTCTAAAGAGTTGAACGAATTTTCAAATTTATGTATGTTTTATTTAAAATATTTGGAAAGTGTTCAAGATAAACCAATTTCAATAAATAGTAATTATGAAGCTGTTTATATTGAATTTCGTGAATTAAATCATTCTGAATTTATTATTAAAAATTGTATAAATAAATTAAATAATAACTGGTCGCATACTATTGTTTGTTGTAATGACAATTATAATTTTACTGTAAATTTATGTAATAAAATAAATAAAAATATACAAATTATTAAATTGAATATAACAAATGCTACATATAATGATTATAATAATTTATTATTAACAACAAAATTTTGGAATTTATTTAAAGGTGAAAAAATTTTAATATATCAAAGTGATTCTCTTATTTTCAAGTCAAATATTGATGAATTTTTATACTATGATTATATTGGGGCACCATTAAATAGTTCATGTATATTAGCTGAAAGTAATGTGGGAAATGGGGGATTAAGTCTACGTTCAAAAAAAACAATGTTAGATGTATTAAATCATATAAATTGCGATAAAAGGTATAGTAAAATTGCAGAAGATTATAAAATAAAATATAAATTGGATAATATTCCAGAAGATATATATTTTAGTCAAAATATTCAAAAATTAAAGTTAGGGATTGTTGCAGATGAATCATTTGGTGAAAAATTTTCTTTTGTTAATAACAATAATAACGATATAAATTGTTTTGGAATGCATGCTATTTGGCAATTTACAGACAATTGGTATAACATTATGCAAAGTTATATGAAAAATTCATTTAAATTAAAACAATTTGAAACAGACAATAATATTACAGATGTTAAATTAAAACAAAATGATACTATAATTAAAGATAGTAAAAAAATGAATATAAATACAATTCCTCAAATTAAATGGGATAATATTACAAAATTATCAGGTTATTTAAATGAAAATGTCGTGAATTTTACAAGAAAAATAAATACATTAAATACAGATTTTTTGAAGAATATTGAAAAAATAAATATTGAATTGATAAATGAATGTATTTTAGTGGTTGATTTTTTTAATGGAGGAGGAGGTACTACAACTTTTATAAATTTAATTATATCAAAATATAAATACTATAATAATTTTTTAGTTATTCGTAAAATAGAAAACAAACTATATTTG